GAGATTTTTGGGCCCAAAAAAAACCGCCACCCTTTCGGGTGACGGCTCTGGTTCGATGTGGCGCGGTTTATGCCGCTTGGCTTTCGGCCGCTTCCATTTCGTCGGCCAGTCCGAGCGCGTCGGCGCGTGCCGCGATGCCTTTGTCGATAGCGTCGGCCAGACCTTGCATTAAAGCGGTCTGTTTATCGTCGGCCGAAAGAAGATTGCCAGCCTTAAGCCAAGCCTTCATTTCGGCAACCGCTTTGACCAGCTGGCCGTTTGTCTGAATGCCATCACCTTCTGGCCGCTCGGCCGGCTTCAATCCTGTCCGGTCGCTGTTCAGGTCGGCCGCTTCGAAATGTACCTTATAAGCCTTTTTCATTTCGTCGACGGTCGGCATCACCAATTCGGTCGGGCTGGCAACATCCGTCCCCGCGAGTTTCATTCTTGGGAACGTCTTAGAACGATTCCAAAAGACCTCGCGCGCATGCCGCTTTTGCGCGTCCGGCTTCATACCGGCAAAGGTCGAGGCATCGACATAGTCGCTGGCATCGTTGCGGACATAGCCGGACACAAAGCCGGTCTTGTCGCCGTTCAAAATAAGCATCGCCAGCCGGATAGCATCAGAGGCGGATGACATCATGCGCGTCACAAGGCTATTTTCCGGCTTGCCGGTTTCAGCATTTTGCGGCACTACGTCCGACACAATGCCGCGCAGAATTTCTTTTGCGCCGTTGTAGTCGCGGCTTTCATCCGGCGTAAAGGTCAGAAGGTCGGCAAGGCTGGTCGCGAGGTCGGCGACAATGCGCGTCTTCTGGCGCTCGTTTTGTTCGAGTGTACGCAGTCCAGCGCGGATGTTGGCGCGTGCTTCGTCGGCGGTCTTTACTGTAGAAATGTAGGTCATGACAATTGTTCCTTTTCTGTCACTGTGTTGCAAAAATGCAACGGTTGCCAACCCCTCTTGGGCTGGTCTGAACATTATAACCAAACTAGGCAAGATATCCAAACAAAGACGATTTGCTCAATAAAAACAGTAACTTAACAGCTGCTAAATTATTGTAATAAAGTTGCAGCTGACAGGGTGTGTCGCGAAATATTGTTTCAAAATACAGATAAGCCATTGTTTTTATTACACAAAAACCCACGACATCGTGGAATTTTTATTAATGATTTCAATGGTTTACGCGCTATTTTCCAAGGCTAGACTAGGGCATACTACATCTTGTGTCCAATGCCTGGTTGCACACAATATCTAGTACCACTACATCTTGTGTCCAATGCCTGGTCGGACACAACATATGGTACAAATTTCTATCATAAGGAATCGCTTCGCGATACTTCTATCATTTTTGTTCGCTTCGCTCACTATCATGCCGTGCGTGATTGGCAAGCGTTATCTGGTTATGGCGTGGTGCTTTAGAAGAGCACAAGCCGCCAAGCCTGCATCATTTCCTGCATCACTCTATAGGTGGGTGGCGGTAACAATCTTGCGCCTAGGCCAGGTCATGACTAACATGATGTCGCAGCTGTCGACCTGGTCGCAACTTCGTTGCTTCTGGTTGAAACAAAATTACCCTAAGAAAAAACCTAAGAAAATCAATGACTTACTGTGTGACTTGCGCGGGTACGCATGGGCCACCTGGGTAGTACCAGTTACATGTACACGAATCCGACCCGAGATTGGGATTTTTAAGCCATATACCAGTCCGCGGCCATAAGTATACGCGGCCCCCTGTCATCTGGACATAAAAAAACCCAGCAGCGCTGGGGTATATTTTCTGTACTTTTCTTTTCTTGGTATTTTTTTCTTCTTATTCGGTATTATTTGTTGTTTTTTTGTCCATAGTGCTTTTACTATTGGATTTATTCTGTTTATTTTGGTCATTTTCTTTCACCCATTTGCTTCCCCAGAAGACTACAGGGGATTTATATTTCTTTTTTCTTCTCTTTCTACCATTTTTTATGGATTTTATTATCTCGACCATAAACTCAAGGTGTTTCCTGAAAAAGAAAAAAAGGGAAAAAAGAAAAACAAGAATTTATATCACTTTTTTGACCCCCCTGTCAAGACCAAAAACGCACCTGTGCGTAATTTTTCTTGATTGACAATTAGAAGCCTTCACAAATACCTGTATTTATGGTAAAATATATGCATTATGACTAAAAAGCAACGACACGGCTCAATATTAGAGCAGTTGTGTGCGGAATACGAGGCATATGGACACTATAAAGTGCACGTACCGAGCCATCACGTATATTATGTTCGGGCTGCACTTAAAGAACGTACCGGAAAAGACTTTAGCGTTGAGGATGTTGAAAAAGCGTTGGTTGCTGAGGGCTTTCTTGAGTACGAGAGGGGCTAGATGCCCCTATCCTGCCAGCCAAGCTTGATGCTGCACTTATTCCTGCGGGGTTCGCTGTAGCCGCTCAAGTCGCAGATAGGGCGGAATTTTGCCAACGTAAGTTCCGCCCTTCTTTTTTGAGGTTATCATGTTTACAGCGGTAGTAATGTTTTGTGCGCTTGGGATAACAGACCCAAATGAATGCATGACAGCAGAAGATACTAGAGGTCCGTACGAAACTCGCGAAGAATGCTACGTGCGTGTGCAGGAGATGGTGACAGGTATTTCATATATGTTGCCGATGCCATTGAACTTTCACTTCAAGTGCGAAACACCTAAGGGTGTAACCACTTAATGGCACGCAAACCCTCTAAGATGCCACGGCGTAATAAGAAGAATTTTCGCTCCACTAAATCTGGTGCGGGGATGACGGAGGCTGGGGTTAAGGCATATCGCCGTATGAACCCTGGTTCCAAACTTAAAACAGCTGTCACCGGTAAAGTCAAGCCCGGAAGTAAAGCAGCTAAGCGCCGTAAGTCTTTCTGTGCCAGAAGTGCAGGACAAATGAAAAAGTTTCCAAAGGCGGCTAAGAATCCTAACAGCCGTCTGCGGCAAGCACGTAGGAGATGGAAGTGCTAAATCTCTTGATTGGTCCCATAGCTAATCTAGCAGGGACATGGCTGGAGGGCAAAGTTGAGAAGACTAAGGCTGAGACCGGCGCTAAGGTTGCTAAGGCGAAAGCTGAAGCGACTATTATGGAAAGAAAAGCCACCGGTGAGCTTGAGTGGGATTTGGAAATGGCTCGTGGGAGTCAGTCGTCGTGGAAAGACGAATGGCTTGTAATCCTTTTTTCAATACCGTTAATATTAGCATTCATCCCGGGGATGGAAGAAGTAGTCGCAAATGGATTTCAACAGCTGGAGCAAATGCCTGAATGGTACCAGTACAGCTTGGGCGTTATTGTTGCTGCAAGCTTTGGGGTCAGAAGCGCGACAAAGTTTTTCGGTAAAAAGTGATGGGCATTATGTGGTGCATGAGACCCTCTTCCAAGGAGCTAGAGGAAATGAATCGTGGCAGAAGTAACGATGGAAAGAATACTAAAGTGGAAGATACTTCCTCGCTTGATGATGCTTGGGATGTCCTTATCCGCTTGGCGGGTAGTGGAGTGGTTCATGACCCTACCAGACCCAACAAGCCAACAAGCGGCTCTGGTTAGTGTCGTAACTGGGGCTATGACGGGTGCGTTCGCGGTTTGGATGGGACATGAGAAGCAATGACACAAACATGGGTTCTGGTTCTAGTGACGGCACTCACGCCGTTTGAGTTTGATGTAAAGCCACTGATGCATACTGATACGATGGCACAATGCTATTTTCAGTCCACGGTGACAGAGTTTGATATGACGCAAGAGGTGAACAAAGAGCTTCTGTGCATAAGGGTAGATGAAGAAATTGATTGAGTGGTGGGAGATATGGTTGGTGGCCATGATAACAACAAACACCGTAGTTAATTGTGCAAGATGGTATTTGGACAGGAAAAGGAAAAAATAGATGTCAATGTTTAAAATGGAAAACACTGGCAATCATCCTTGGAAAGACATTATGAAATATAACACATCGCATTTTCTAGATAAGTTGATTGAGCATGAAGGTCTTGTACTCACCGTGTACAAGGATAGCCTCGGAATAGATACTATTGGTATTGGGCGTAATTTGAAAGACCGAGGCATTAGTAAGGAAGAACTTGCATACATGGATATACCGAACATTGAGGCGGTGTATGAGCATGGCATCAGTGAAGCTGATGCGCGTTATTTAGCCATGAATGACATCAAGATTGTCGAGGATGAGCTTGTACGAGTTCACAGATGCGTCGAAGATTTGGACGGCGTTCGACAGTTGATACTGATGGACATGGCATTCAATATGGGCGTGCCACGCCTTTGTAAATTTAAGAAGATGTGGAATGCAATATATGAAGGTAATTACGAAGTTGCGAGCCTTGAAATGATGGACTCGCGTTGGGCACGACAGGTTGGACGCCGCGCTAAGAAACTGTCGGATGCAATGAACCT